TTTGATATTTTCTTAATTGTTACTTAAACAAATCAACTGAAATAGTATAAAATGAAAGGATCTTTCTGTTGTTCGAGAAAGGGCGCTGAAAGAAAATTTAAACGAAAATCAAAACATTACTTAAAGAATGATAAATATAAAAAAAATACGATTCATCCTATAAATATTCATAGTGATGAAAAACCGTTGGTTCTAAATGATAAAAAAAATTTTAAAGTCTCACAAGATTTTGTTGATTCGCTAATGTGTGAACTTATCCAATGTGGAACCTGTAATGAACTATTTTCATTGGGTTCTGATAAAATAGTAGGTAATTGTGGGGGTTGTAATAAATTTCTTCACTGTGGTATAGCCGGAAAATGTATTGGACCGAACTGTTGTATTAATCGCAATGATAAAAAACATCGTTTAACTTGGTGTAATGATTGTGTTCCTAAAAAATTTATTATTAATTTAACTAATAACAATATTAATGGTGACTGTTTATGTTTTGAATGTTCTACTGATGAAAATGTTCCTAAAATTTATAAATCATTAATATAATTACATATTATAAACCTAAATAATCTAAATTGATCTTTCTAGATTTTAAAAAGATCTCTTTTAATACTTCTTTCATATATATATATTTTTTATCTTTCAATGAATTATAAATCTTTATACAAATATCATTTATAAATTTAGATTTATCATAAGATTCTTTTGTATTTAGTTTATTCATTCTATAATCCTGTTTAAAATTTTCATCTCTTATAAATCTTTCTATAATCAATAATTCTTTTTCTTCTCCTTTCATTACATATAATTCACGATTAATCTTATCTATATTTGTTAAGAATTCTTCTATCTCAGATTCTATATCTCTAAGAAGCCATTGAATTCCTCTTAACTTATGATCTATTTCTATATATTTAGAAGTATCTATTATTTTATTATTGTGTAAGTAATTATCATAAATATTAGTAACATCTTTATTTAAACATCTATAACGATTATGAATCATCTTATCTGAACCGATTATTTCAGGCAGTTTTCCTTTCATTAAACTTTCATAATCAACATTGTAAAAGATTGTATTTCCTCGTGTATCTAAACCTCTTCTCCCTGCTCGCCCACTCATTTGTAGATAATCATCAACTGTAAATTCATTATCATTATTGAATCCGAATAAACAAGATGATCTTATAGGTAAATCAATACCTAAACATAGAGTTCTATCAGATAAAACTATTCCTATTTCTCTATCGGTCATTAATTTCTGAAGTATCCATTTATATTGTTCGGGCATATCTTCAGTATATAACCCAATTCCTCTTTTAAGAAGTTGAAATAATGGGTGTTCATATTGAATTTTAATGCCAAGTGTTTTCTGAATTTCTTTCCTCACTTCTTTTATTTTAGACCCGGACATAGGTTCTATATTCGTATAACAATATTTAGGATGTTTCTTAAATATATCTTGATAACAGAAGTCTGGTTCTGATAACCACTGTTTAAATTCTTTCATAAGATTTTTATGTTGTAACGCCTTTAACTGATCAGATTTGTCAGAATTTTTTATCTCTTCAAATAAACTATTATAAAAGATCGTCATATCAGATATATATTTAGATTTGGCTTCTTTATCATATTTATCCATCTTTTCTTGTTTTTCTGTTCTGGCATCTGTTGTTTTCTTAAGTTTTATCTTATCTGAATGAATCTTCCTCAATTCAGTATGTTTATGATATAGTTCATTTTTCTTTTCAAGTATAAGATTATGATATGGATAATTATTATTTTCTTCTTCAACAATCATATCGTGAATCTTATAAAATAGATTTGTTATCTTTATTTTATCTGTATTAAATAATAGCATTGGTAAGAAATCATTCTTTTTACATTCTTTGAAAAATGATAAAATACTATCTTCATTAACTATATTTTCATATTTTGTATGAAATGAATTCAATATTGTTTCAATTGATATGGGAATAATATTCTTTAGATCATATAATGCCCGTTTAAGATGTATTTCATATTCACGAGTATCATCCAATGTTAGTAATCTATTTTCATATGTATCTCCTGTAAAATATTCATCTGGCGAAACACAATAATTATTAATTTCTAATATATCTTCTATATCATCGGCTTCAAAAATTTCTTCCATTGTTTCCCATAAATTCGCACTATCATTCGGTGTAAATTGAAGATTATTATGAAGAAAACTTTCATCTATATCCCCCATTGATATACACGCTAATGGATGTAGTTTCTTTATCTTTTCACCATTCCATATCCATTTCTGCGAATTAATAAATCTTTTCTTATATTCTATTTCGTGAATTTTGAAATGAGGATGTATCTTTATAAAGAATTCTTTTAACGTATCTATATTTGAAACTGTTGCCGATAATGCTAAGAAATTACAATTTATCATTTTAATAAGGTTTTCATATTTATGACCATTATCTTCTTTATTAAGATTATGTATTTCATCAAACACCGCATAATCAAATTGTAAATTTAATGAATATAAATAATCTTCAATAACTTCAGGTGTTCCTACAAAGATATTTGTTCTTTCATCATATGATAATATTTCACCCGAATGTACCAAATAACATACCCTATAACCCATATTAGAGAAATTAGCTCCCACCTGATATGCTATTGGAACAGCTGGAGTAACATAAAGAATTCTCTTATGAATAATTCCTGCACTATATCCTACAAAACTTTTTCCCGAAGATGTAGGAGCTTTAACTATTACTGAATCTTTATTTTTCATATGATCAATAACCTCTATTTGCCAATCATCTAATTTCTTTTCTTTCTTTTCATAAATATTGAGTGGTGGTAATAAATGACTTAATTCTTTCATCATATATAGTTTATATTCATAATCTTCTAATTTATTATGAATTTTATCAAAGATCTTTTTATACTTTTCATCTGATTTTAGATCTATCGCTGATCCAAAGAATAAATTCATAATGTGATATAAATACTTTTTTCTTCTCTTTTTATCAGACCAATAATAATCCAATAGTCTAAATTTATATTCACGAATACCATCTTCTGTTTTAAGATTCTTAATCTTTTCATATGGATTATTTTCATCTGTTTCACTCATATGATTGAGATAATATTCAACCTTTTTAAAATCTTCTTCTATTAGTTCTTTTCTTTTCTTCTCAATATTCTTCTCAATGATAATATCCTTCTTTTTCAAAATTTTTTTCTTTTTATCTTTTAATTCCTCTTTTTTAGAATTTTCATAATCTTCTAATAGATGCTTCACATTTGTCAAATTAGAAGATAAATCACGAATAAATTTAGCAAACTCATTTTTATCTTGAATTGAGTTTGTTAGTATATTCATATTATAAAAGTACTGTTAGTCTATAACTAAATAAATATATCAAATTTTTAAATCTATATCTATATCTATATCTTTATTATAAAGCAAAGAAAGTTGTTAGATATTTAAGACCTAAACCTGCAACAACTACAAATTTCCCGAATTCTTGATTATTCATATTAATGAAATAATCCATATCTATTCCTAAATCTACATTAACATCTTGACCAGATTTTACAAAGATATCATCAAATAGTCTTTCCATTAATAATGTATTATTAGTGGGATCTCCGCCACATCTTAATGATTCTTCATATTTAGAAACCTCAATAATACGTTTAATTAATTGAGGAACTAATGGACCCAATTTATCCATTAATAATCCCATCTTTTCTCTTTTTTCATCATTACCGTCTAAATCTGCTAAATCAATACGTATTCCTACTATATAAAATAAAACAAACGCTACTTTACTCATCTTATCAGTTAAACCATCTGAACATATTTGATTTGCATTAATATATAAATCATCTAAACAACTGGCTACTTGAGATCTAGGTGCAAAGATAAATTTTAGCATTTTTCGTCTTACATATTCTATATCATCATCAGTAAATTGTAATAAACCACTAGTATACCCTTGTATTCTTCGTAATATACGACGATCTTCTTCATTTGTTTCAAAAATATTATTGATACACATCTCAAATTGAGGATTTTGGGCTTCACCTGAAAAGAAACTATTCACAAAATCATCCATACCAGCGCCTCTAAGATGAGTCGCAGGATTTTGTAATTGTTCTCTAGTCCATTGTCTCGCCATTTCAGGAACTATTGCTTGAGGATTTTCACCAAATGTGTTACCTAATGTACATACTGGTTCATCTGTACTCCAAGTTAAATTAGAATCAGTATCAGTAAAACAATTTACACCTGAAATTTCTAAATCACTAAATATCTTTAATTTTACATCATCTAATGTGCGACAAGGTTGTCCATTTAAACAGGTTAATGGACTATAATCTAGTTCCGGATATAGTATCATTAATTCTCTTTCTAATTCACTATTAGGAACCGGTCCATCTCTAGATGACCAATTTCTGCGCACAGAATCATCTGTTTCCCAATTTGCCCAATTTATATTACCTCTTTCAGCTCCTAATAAATCACCTGATGCGGCTATTTCCTGAGCATTAATATTCCTTTCTAATTGATTCGGAAACCATTGAGTTAAAGAGGCATATTCTCTACCGCTTTCTGGACCAGTATCAGAACCTGTAAAACACTGCTCAAACATATCCTCAAAAGCATTTTGACTATAATGACTATTTCTATCATCATCATCGGTAAATATATTATCATTTTTAGTTGGACAAGGATTACATTGATTCGCACTATATAGAGGCGCTGTAACTGGAGTATTTTCTCTTGTCGCTGAATACCATTTACCAGGACCACAAACATTAAAATCTCTATATAAATGTTCTTGATCTGCGGAAGTAATTGGCATTCCTTTATCTACAACATAATTCGCAAATCGTAATGTTTGTAATTGAGTATCATTATATGGTGGTTCTCCAAAATCTACCATATCTGTTTGTCCAATCATTATTTTATCATCATTAAAATATTGAGAACGATAATTATCTGGGGGGGGTGCCGGTGGGAATTCTAATTCTTTATATGAATTAATAGTATTAACATTATAAACTGTTTCCCAACCAGTATCATCACATCTCCATACATCATCATCTAAATTATCTGGATTCGTATTAGCTTGATCTTGAGAGCATCTCTTTATAGGGGCAGATTCGGTTGTACCTTGACTATTATCTATATATTCGCCTGGTAATATTGTTGTCATATATACTAATTATACAATACATTTTATTTTAATTTATTCTTATTAAATTTCATAATAAAACAAATTTTATATCTATTATACTATATATTATATATAATGATCGGTGGAAGTTTAATAGGAAGAGGTAGTTTTGGTTGCGTTTTTAAACCTGAAATTCAATGTAACGGTTCACATAAAAAACCACACGATAAATATGTATCAAAGATATTCTTTAGTAAAGATAGCATTAAAGAAGCAAAAGATGAACTTAATATTGATTCCGTTATACAACATATTCCTAATTATGCCGATTGGTGTCATATATGGACTCATACCTGTAAACCACCTACATTTAATACAATCAAAAAAAAAGATAAATCTATTCAAGAGTGTTTAAAAAAATCTAAAATCTCAGAGAAAAATTTTGATAAATATAGCTATATGCTTCAAGGTACATATGCTGGTGTAGTATTATCTACATCATTAAAAAAAGATTTTACTCCTTCCACTTTTACTAGTAAACATAAATTTAAAAAAGAATTCTTAAAAGTTATGACTAGAATGAAACCATTATTCATAGGATTAAAAGAAATGTATGAACATAAAATAAGTCATTTAGATATTAGTAAAAATAATATAACATTTGATGGTGAGGGTTATAAATATATTGATTTTGGGATGTCTTGTAAATTTTCTCAGATAAAAAACTATAAAAATCGTAGTAAAGCAGAATATGCTTGGGATCGTGTTTATCCCCCATATCCATATGAATTCTTTTTTCTATATGCCCCCCACGATCTATTAGAAGAAGAAAAAGATGATAAAAAACATCATATATATAGATCAGGGCACGATACATATGAACTTATTCACGATGTAGCATTTAGAAGAAAACATATTCAAAGTTATCTCGTACATTTATGCGATAAGTTTATTAATGATAGTAAAATACACTCAAGTAAAGAAGCTAAACTTATCTTATCATTAATTGATACGTATTCATTAGGATATCTAATACCTAAAACATTATTAGAAATATGCCCCTTTAAAACTGATTTAGAGATAAAACATAAATTTCACGATCTTTTTGAAATACCAGAAGTTCATCAATTTATGCATCTTTTTAAACAGATGACCCAACCTGATGCTATTAATCGTATTACTCCTGATAAAGCTTATGATAAATTTAAAGAATTGGAAAAAATGTATCTTACAAATATAAAAGATAAAAGTAACAAGAAAAGAACTAAACGAAGGTCAAAAAAATAGTTCTTAAAGTAAATTTGATTTCAGATTATGATTTTGATTATAAAAAGAAAGAAGAGTTGTGATAAAGATAAGAAGAGCTGTGATAAAGATAAGAAGAGCTGTGATAAAGATAAGAAGGGCTGTGATAAAGATAAGAAGAGCTAACAGATAAAATGCTTGACTACTATGGATCTATCACATTTAGCCGAGATGAAGCAAAAGAGATTCTCAAAAATTATCTTCTAGAAAAAAAACTTAGTGAAGAGTATTCACAAAAACTTCTCTTGGAGATTGATCTAGAAATTCCCCAAGAAATGTCTGTTTCAGGATGGTGGGTATTTCACAGTAAGACTCTAAGATCTAAACTAGATATGTTGATAACTAGAGATCTGGAAAGAGCTCAGGCGCGTCTAAAAGTAGCAACAGTCTTAACTAAAGAAGTCTCTGAATTAAAAGATGAAGATGTCATTCAGAAGATAGCCGATAGTTAATCTTGATATCAATAGTAAAATTCTGTAGAATGTGAAACAATCCCAATAGATTTAGGAATAGTACTAAAAGAAAAGGAGACAATATTAAGAAATGATACAATATTAATAAATGATACAATATTAATAAATGAGATTATCATTTTTTTTTTCTATATGAATATATAAAATGAGAAGATCCGGAAGTGTTGCTAGACGTGTTTCTAGAAAAACTGCTAAAGCTCAAAGAAGGAAAGTTTCTAGAAAGAGAAGATCTAGAAGTGCTAGTAGATTAAGAACCGCAAAACGTGTCTCTAAAAGAGTTTCTAAAGTAGCTAGACGAAGTAATCGAAGGAGAGTTAATAGAAAGAATCGTAATAGACGTACAATAAGAGGTGGCTTCCCCAGTCCACGCGATGGTGGGCGGGGTGCGTTTCCAATGACATTTAATATAGATGTTACTCAGGGTAAAGAAGAAATTTATGATTTTTTTAAGAAAGGGTTTTTACCCAATAAGAAGAAACAACTTGTAATGCGTGTTAATGTTGTTTTGGGAAAGGTAGGTGGATCACGCGCACCCACCGATCTAAAATATAGTATAGGAAAATTTAATGAGCCAGGAAAATTTAATGAGCCAGGAGAACGTATTTCAGCTCATCCGTCGTGGCCAACACCCGTGGAGGATGATAATTATAATTTCGATATGTACCTCCAGAGCAGAATAGAGAAAGTTACATTCACGTTACAGGATAAATCCTTGGACAGAGTTTTTAAAATGCTTGTATTAGGAAATAATGGAGAGAAAGGAATAATGAATCCTGTGTTTACACGATATTATTATGGTGAAGAATTAGATCCAGATATGCGTGAGGAATTATTAATGAAAGGAGTAGTTCTTACTCCCGATATGATTAAACCTGGTGGAGTAACAAATAGTCCAGTGACTCGATATTTAAACCCTCAATATGATCCGGATTCATTAACCGCAGATACATTAACCGCAGATACATTAACCGAATTCCGAGAAGAAGATGTTTAATTATAGTAAAGTTCTAAAAAGGCATCTTTTCATTCTCTAAATTAACATTTTCTTGATAACCTTCTCTTCTTTCTCTACCTAAATAGGGAGCTTTATGAACTACACATTTTTTATTATTTAATATCTCCAATACTTGTATTTGACGATATTTATTTTCACCACAATTATCGTGTTGACCAAATGCTCTAGACATTCCTACATCAATTCTCCATAATCTTTCATTATATCTAGAGTTAAGATATCGGTCATTCATAAATTGAGGCGTATGGGCGAGAACAACACAATCAATCGGTTCTCTTGTTTCATTCCGTTTATTTAAAATTGAGATTAATTTATTAAATCCTTGTAATGTATTTTCATCTTCATCGTCTTCTTCAGAATAAAGACGACACCAAAAGGGGGAAATATCATCATCAGCTCTAAATATTTCATCAAACATTTCTTCACCTCTTTTATCAGTTTTATTTAGTAACCAATCTTTGACAACATTGTTTATTTCGGGTATAGTATATTTAGATGCTAGAGCGTGACTAATACCTCCGTGAACAAATAACCATTTACCAACAATTATGATACTCTTTTTTTGTAAAGCATAATGTTTCGCAATATTACCACCTCTTTCAAAAGCTTTTAATCTATGATAATATCCTAATGGATAGCCATCTTCGGTCATTTTAGTTTTTCTTTGATCTTTTGGAACAAATTCCAAGAATTCTTCTGGAGAAACATATCTGTAATCTTTATCAATATTCATTAACTCGTGATTGCCAAGAATTCCTAAAACTCTACCACCAACTTTACGCGCCTCTACATCTAATTTTTGGAATATTTGAATAATTCTCATATTATTACCTTCATCTTCTATAACATCATTATAATCCTTAATACAATTCTTTGTCCAATCATCCGGTCGACATCTATCAATTTGATCGCCCAATTGAACAATCCAAGTATTACCACCGGTCCATCTTATTTGATCAACATTATATGAGAAAATATTATCGGGAATTACTTTAGCTAAACGCAGAGCCTGTAATGTTACTTTAAGATCACCGTGTAAATCACCGATAGCTACCATTCTTTCTACTGGGGGATACATTCCAATTGAATCAAATTGTGAATGATCACCTTGATTACCTAAATTATTACTCATTTTCACTTCTTCTCTCCCTTGAAAGGCTCTTTGTTTAGCAATGTGATCTTCTTTAGCATATTCTAATTCTGATGATGTTCCAGGCATAGACATTCTTCTATCTCTTACATAACTAACATCTGATTTAGGTGGATCGGTTTTAGATTTAGTATTTATATTAGGATTCCCCGGCATAGACATTCTCCTTTGCCTGTTATTTGCACCATCATTACTATTATTACTTGATGATATACCTGATTCAGTTGGATTGTGAATATTAGGCTGTGAGAATGAACGAGGTCTACTCTTATATTTATTCATTTTATGAAGAATATAAGAACGTGTTTCTCTCAAAAGAGTTTCTTTTGATAAAGTTTCTGCTTCAGAATTAGTAACAATATTATATTTTATACAAACATTCTTTAAGTCATCATAAGATAAAAGATTCAAATCTATTTCATTTAATTTCATAATAAAATAATACTAGATAACTATTCTTTTTTTTAAACCTATACTAATATAATATGGAAATATGGGTATCATATGCGATTTTGGCAGCCGTATTTATTTCAATTCGAGATATTTTTCAGAAAAAAATAACTGAAAGATTTTCATATGTTGAATATTGTGGATATGCGAGTCTCTTAACTACAATTGGAGTTTGGTCATATATATTTGCGAATAATATTCAATTGAAACCGTTAGATGTAAATAATTTATTATTAATTTTGATACGTGTATCACTAGCATATTTAATAATAGAACCAGCCCTCTTTTACTGTTTTAAGAATTGTAAAAATACTGGTGAAGCATCATCTATTATTAGTATGAATGTTATATTCGCATTTATCTTGAGTTTATTTATCTTTAATGCTACATTTGATTTAAAACGACTTTGTGGTATTATTTTTATTCTTGTGGGAGCATTCTTTGTTTCGAATTAATTATCTTTCAATTAAATTTGATTTAAGATATAAGAATAATTTACACTAATTATATTAAAGAAGAAATAAAAATGGTGAAAGCAATGCTCGCAAAAGAATACAATATTGGTGATCCTAAGGTGGACGTTGTGGGGAAGATCGCTTCAGAAAAGCTTGATGGTTATAGAGCTATCTATGAAGGTAGCGAAGACCAGTTTATGTCGCGGCAAGAGAAACCATTTAATTCACCCGACTGGTTCACACTGGCATTTCCTAAAAGAGTCTTAGATGGTGAATTATGGATATCCAGAGATAACTTTCAAGGTATGGGTGTTGTCAGGAAGAAAGAACCAAATGATGAAGAATGGATGAATGTAACTTATCAGGTTTATGATCTAATCGATTCTAAAGAGCCTTTCTTTCAGAGAGTTAAAGAACTAAAAAGAATTGTAAAGCTAGTTGAGGGAAGATGGAAAGTTATGTGTAAAGAACTTAGTTATCCATTTAACACTCTTCCTTGTCCTCTCGTTTATGTAGAGCAGATACCGGTAAAGTCTCAAGAACATCTTAAAGAAATGTATGAAGAAATCCTAGCAAAGGGTGGCGAAGGAATTATGCTTAAGGATCCCAATTGTGATTATGAGTTCGGTAAGAGAAGTTCGAATCTTTTGAAAGTAAAGCCCAACTTTGATGCCGAGGCTGTCATTGTTGAATATAAAAAGGGCAAAAAGGGTAGCAAGTATGAAGGTGATTTAGGAGCATTCAAATGTAAGCCTCTTCATAATCACGATACCTATATGTCTATTGATGAAGATGAAAATCACGCGTTCTATATTTCGGGAATGGATGATAAAGTTCGTGTAAACTACAAGAAGACTCATCCAATCGGAACAATCATTACATATGAATATTCTGGTAAGACAGAAAAAGGTGCTCCACGATTTGCCCGCTACATAAGGAAGAGAACCGATGTAGTTCTTAAAGAATATGATAATACATCTTCAGAAATGAAGGATAAAGTTCTCAATATTCTGAAAGAAATTGGTGAACACGAAAAGTTGAGTGGTCAATCATTCAAATCATCTTCATATTTCAAGGCGATTAAAGGACTTAAAGATCTAGAAAATGATTCTTTCTTTACTGAAGAACATCTCAAAAAGGTAAGTGGTGTAGGTAAATCTATTATTGAAAAAGTCAGACTTATTATGGAAACGGGGACGTGTCCTCAGTATGAAGAAATCAAGAAGAAGAAAGATCCTCGTAAAGAATTTATAGAAATATATGGTGTTGGACCATCTAAAGCGAAAGAACTGATGGATATGGGTATTGAATCGGTTCAAGAACTCAAGAGTTTTGATAAGGAAAAGATTGAATCAATCCTTAACGAAAAACAAAGGGTAGGTCTTCAATACTATGATGATATCTTAGCAAGGATTCCTCATTCTGAAATTAAAAGACACGAAAAGTATCTCAAATCGGTTCTTAAGAAGATTCATCCTAGTTCTGAGCTAACAATTGCCGGTTCTTATAGGCGAAAGAACAAGACAAGTGGTGATATTGATATTCTTATTAAAGCTAATAAGAAACACGTCTTTCACGATTTTGTACAAAAGCTTAAAGAAGATGGCTATATCTATGAAGAACTTGCCCTAGGTGATAAGAAATTTATGGGATTGTCAAATATGGCTAAAGGTAAAGATGTTTCAAAGCCTACACCTTGTCGTCGTGTAGATATTATGATAACAACCGAAAAAGAGTATCCATTTGCGATTCTCTATTTTACTGGTTCCGCAAATTTTAATCCTAAGATGAGAAAGATTGCACTTGATAAGGGTTTCTCTCTTAATGAATATTCTCTAACTCATCTTGATTCAGGTGAAGATCTTGATAGAATCTTTCATTCTGAAAAAGAAATATTTGAGTTCCTAGGAATGGAATATGTTGAACCTGAAAATAGGTAAATTTAATCTAACTTATTATAAATGATAAATAAAACTGTGAAAAATACAATTTATATCTCTCTATTCATACAAATAATAACTACCGTCTATTCATTAAATGGGCTTTTTTTAACTACTGATAAAAGAGATAATATATTAAAAGAAATTCTATTATTAGAAGCTGGTGTTCAGTTTATAGAAGCTTTTTTTTACATCTGGGTTATATTCGCTTTAAATGATTTAGAAAAAATGACTCCAAGGAGATATATTGATTGGTGTATAACTACTCCTATTATGCTCTTTACAACAATCATATTTATGGAATATCAACACAATTTAATCATAGACCCCAATAAAAAGATGAATGTAAAAGAATTCTTTTATGAAAATATAGAAAATATAATCAAGATCACATTTTATAATGCGATGATGTTATTATTTGGTATTTTAGGTGAAATGAATTTTTTAAATAAACAATTTTCAATAGGTATAGGATTCATATTCTTTTATCTATCTTTTAAAATAATTTATGATGAATATGCTAAAAAAACTGAATATGGTAAAAAACTTTTTAAATATTTAGCATTATTTTGGTCACTATATGGTATCGCAGCATTAGCTGAAATAAAAACTAAAAACATAAGTTATAATACTCTTGATATTTTTGCTAAGAACTTTTATGGTCTTTATATTTATTATTATATCAAAACAATTTCTTATTAAATAATGAATTAATTGGGTTCAATATATAATACATTATCATATTCATTAATATTATTTAAATTAATATTTTGAGCAAATAATTCTAACTCTTCAAATGTTATAGTATTATTATTATTATTATAAATAAAAACATCTGCTACAGGAGATTGTATTGCAAAGATAAAATCAAGTAATCTTTGTATTTTATTATCATTTATTATGATAATACTTTTTTTAAGATATTGATAATCTCTTTTTCTTAATTTATAGATAAATAAAGCCATTTTAAAACAATATTTTATATTTATATTACCTAATTCTCTAATATCAAATAAAAATGAAAAATCATTCATTTCTTCATATAATTCTAGCCATTTTCTTAAGAATTCATCAAAATCATTACCATATGGTATACCTGTAATTTTGACTTTCACTAAAGGGAATGAACTTCTATCATATTCTGAAAACATTTATTAAGAAGGATAGATAAGTTTAACAGAACAAACTTAAAATATACCGATATTGTAAATATGGGAAATACAACATCGAATGAATCAGCAAAGGGAGAATATGATGATTATATTAGACAACAACAGGAATTAATTATTCAACAGCAGCAACAAATTAATAATTTGTATCGATTAAATCTAGAGACTCAGGCACAGACTGCTCAGTTAAGACAAAATCATAATCCATATGAACAAACTCCACCCAATATTCAAGCACAGAGAGGGTTTGATGAAAGATTTGAAAATTTACCCCAATTACCATCATATGAATCACAAGAAAATAAAGAAAAAAAACAATTAAATCCTTATAAAATATTGAATGTTCCTAAAAATTTTGATGAAAAAATTTTAAAAAAAGCCTATTTAAAGAAAGCTTTAAAGGCACATCCAGATCGTGGTGGTTCAGAAGATGAATTTCAGAAGATATCAATCGCATATACAGTCTTAAAAAAGAAATTATCTGAAGAAGATAATTCACACGATCATTATCAAATGAAAGGTGGTTCTCGTAATTATATGGAAACACAGGGTGGTGATACTTCTTTAAAAATTGATAGAGAAAATTTTGATACCGCTGTATTTAACAAAATTTATGATGAAAATAGAATCCGTGAAGCATATGATTCAGGATATGGTGATTGGATGTCACAAAGTGTTGTTAAAGATGTATCTCAAAAAAAAATGTTTAATGGTCAATTTAATTCTGAACTATTCAATCACGAATTTGAAAAATATAAACGTGAACAAGCAAAAAAGAAAGGAACTGATCTGGTTCAATATCAAGAACCCGAAGTAAGTATATCAATGAAAAATAAAGATTCACTTATGGTTTTAGGACAAGGTAAGATATCAGATTTTAGTGGTGAAGCCGGTAATTTGGCTTTTAGAGATTATCGTGATGCTTTTACAAATACAATATTAATTGATACCACAACTGTATCAATTGAAGATAGAAAAGACTCTATTAAAGGTTTAGAAAGAGAAAGAAGTAATATATCTTATCGTATGAGTCCTGCCGATCAAAGGAGACAAGTCGAACAAGAAATGGAACAAAAAAGAGCTGAACAACAACGATTACAACGTTTACAAGTTTATGATCAACAAAGTGCCGATATGTATGAAAGAGTTCATAAAAGATTACTCAATTAACATAAATTATTAATATAAATTATTAATATAATATGGTTACTAAAAAGAAAAATAATATCCGAAGATCTAAAAATACCAAACGTGTTAGAAATATAAAAACTAGAGTTCCCCAAACTAAGAAAAAGATCACTGTTCGTTCTCAATTAAAACTCATTTTAAATATGTTAAGAGAATTTAAATGGCCAACAACTGAAAGAAATAATATATTAAGAGAAGGACAATCGAATTATGAAGGATTTGTACTCGGAAAAGTAATTTCGTGGGCAGGGAAAGGCGAAAATGCTGGATACAAAAAGATTATTTCACTTAAAACTCGTGAACCTAAATATAAAAAATTATTTAAAGAAACATAAAAACTTATGAGATTAAAAGATCCAAAATTTAAATTTACTTCTATTCAATACAATAAAAATCAAAGAGCTGCTAGACATCGTGACGCAAAAAATGTTGGTGTTTCATATATTATAGGATTAGGAAATTATACAGGTGGTGAATTAATCATATTCGATGAAGATGAAAAAAACCCTAAAAAACATAATATTAAAAATAGATTTTACTCATTTAATGGATCAATTTGTCCACACGAAACCGCACCCTTTAAAGGTGAAAGATATTCATTAGTTTTTTATTCTATTTAATTAAAATTCTCCATTATTATTTGCCTTTGGATTATTATGACCTCTGTTATTTACAAAATCGCGTTGTTCTTTAGTTGTACATACACAACCAGTACTTGTTGAGAAGGTTGATGGACAGCAATTTGGTGATGAACGATTATTTGCGAACATAAACATCTTTCCCGGTGAACCCTCTTTACCATCAATCGGTGGACCAATTAATTGTGAATTATCACTAAATACCGGTTTTAATGGTCCCTGACTAGTCAAATAAGTAAATAAACTATCATTGTCAACTAATGATGTCTGTGCTGGTGATTTCATCCAATGTTCGGTATTCCCAGTTTGTAAACACACTCCATCAAAAACACTCATATTTCCCGGTAAAACAACTTGAGCTGTCGGCTGTTTAAGAGGTGGATCAATTGCTGCTTCAGCAACAGCAACTTGTTCAGGATCTACAAGAGTCGCTTCACCTTCTAATTCAGGTGATCCTGTAAATCCCTCTTTTCCTGATTTTCTGTTTCTCTTTATTTTCTTAGCTCTTTTCTTATTTGAGAAACCCTGAATAACTGGTCCTTTCTTAATATAGCAAATTGCTAACATTGTCAATAAGGTTAATATAATCATTTTAGTGTAATCATTGTCTTTAACGTGAAATAAAAGAACATAAGCGTATCCCAATAAAATTATTAAGTGAAGGTTCTGATTAATCATCGATAAATCTAACATTAATATACTATATAATATATATTTTTTATGAATAACCCAACAATAAATTATATTTTTTATTTTATTATTTTTTCATTTCTATTTATAATTTTATTCACTCTATTTATTGAATATTATATTGGAAATATTTTTATCAGACCTGACTCTTATGGTATTCCTCAATATAATTTCTTAAGTTTAAGTTCTTATTTAATTCATCCACTCCATAATTCATTCTTATGGGATAAAAGAATTCTTTTATGTAATTTCCCATTTATGTATGGATTATTTTTACTAATATTTTACCATTTATACCAAATTTGATTTACGATATATTTTAAATAATATTAAAAATGGACTTTATAAAAGAACTCCTTCATTTACATCATCAAAATATATTAGAAAAGGTATCTACTGAATTAGAATTAAACGAAGAAGAAAAAAAAGATTTCTTTCAAAAATATGATAAAATAAATTATCAACAGTGTATTTTAAAAAAAAGAGGTGAAAAAAGAATTCTTTATCATTATCAATGCAATAAATGCGTTCAAATTGAAGATTATATTTCTAAGTTACATTGTGTTCACAACCATTAGTTCCTGTTTACTTTTGACTATAAATTGTGTTAAAAACTGTAATGATAAGTATTTCTCAAAGATAAGATTGTTAGATTTAATTCTCTATTGGAAATACAGTAAATAAATACTACAAGATGAATATCTTTTTTGTAATTTGAGTTTCTAGACTCGTTATAATGTATTCATTGGTTCAGTATTTAATTATATTTTACTCTTTTTTTTATATTAGAATTAATATATATATTAATTTAAAATGGCTATTCGTCGTAGAAGTTTAAGAAATGCACGTAATTTAAAAGGATTAAGATCTTCTAGATTTAGAAGATATGGTGGTGCAGGATCTAATAAATCATCTAGTGGGAAAAAGACCACAAAGGTAAAACCTAATAAAAAACCTATACGTGCTTTTTCACAAAATTCTCCTCCATCAAGACCTCCTCCATCAAGACCTCCTCCATCAAGACCTAGATCAAACAGTTCTACAACTTCAAGAAAACCTGTAGTAGCTCGAGCTCACGCTGTCGGACATTATGATTATTTAAAAGTTATTCAACGAGAGTATTCCGCTTTGGCCAATTTAGTTCAAAAACATATTAATGATAGCGAACATCTTAAAACTGAATTTAATAAACTTAAAAGTAATTCCGTCTATCTTAAATAAATGACTTCAATAGATGATTCAATTAATACGGTTTTAGGATCATTTATGGTTTTAGGTGGTGTAATATGTATGTGGTGTTGTGTTTATCGATGTGCACAAAATCGTATAATTCAAGAAAGACACATTCATATGATAAATGGTGATAATTTAATTCATTAAATAAATTTGATATATTATTATAAACAAAATTATAAGATATTTAATGCGATATGTTTCTTGAAATGATGGTCTTAGAGAAATGGTTGGATCTTTTTATGCTCTTTTGTGGTATGGTATGTTTGGGATATTGTATTTATAAATATGCTGTTTGTCAAGATAATATAAATAGACGAAAACAAATTCATCAATTACCACCTAGAGTTTATTCATCGCTTGAAAGTAAATTTCATAATAATTGTTTAATAGTTATACCCACACAAACTTCATATAATGATAAATTTGTAGGAACTGTTTAAAATAATCATATCCAGAAATAAAATATTAGATATGTTATAATATGGAAACTCAGAATAAAGTACAATCATCATTGTCATTAGATAAATTATGTTTTGCCCCTATAAATGATTTAGATAAATCATCATATTTTACTATGAACAATGATGTCCATACTATGTTTCAACCCAAAATAGATAATACTTGTCAGCCATCATTTCAATATTTTTTACAGAATTCATCATCAACTAAACCACAAACACAATGGGGTTCATCAAGACCTATGGATGAAGTATGTCCTAGTAATTTTAAACCACATATGGGTACTCCAACGCATTCTATTTGGAACAATTTAACAAAACGAAAATCTATGGTTAATCTCAAAAAATAAATCAATCTTAAAATAAATATTCTTAATTTAAAATTAAATTTTTATAATTATTTATTAGATAAATGAATAAAGGAGTTAAAATAAAGAATTACTTTCACGAAATGTTAGATTTAAATAAATTATCTTATTGTCATTATTCTTGTACCGATCCCTCTTGTAAAGATTGTGATAAAGAATTTGAAGAATGTGATCATTGTTGTCCAAAAGATAACAAAAAATTTGGTTATGTTCAGTTATATTATGGGAAAAATCCATTAATATATGTAACAACACCTGTTATGGTATGTCCTTTTGGTTTAAATAAGAGTAATTTCCAACTGAATCTTCAATTCACAAATATGAGTGAAGATCCAAATATGAAGAGCTTTTTTGAGTTCGTTCAGGGATTAGAATTTGAACAAATGAAATTATTAGGATTAGAAGAAGAAGATGAAGATTCATATATTTCTCAAATTAGATATGATAAAAAGGGTAAATATGACCCAACACTTCAAGTAAAGGTTCCGTTTTCATATAATAAATTTAATTGCGACATTTATTCAGATAATTATTCAGGAATGAGTATGTTAAATATAGCAAGATTCTCTAAATTACAATGTGATATTTATTTAGATAAAATATGGCCAGCAAATGATAAATATGTAGCAAAATGGAAGGTGAGAGTTATTCACGTTTTATAAATTTTATATTGATAATTATATGGAACCTGAACCACAATCAGTCGCAGTAGCAGAGACAGAAGAAACAGAACTTCGCGATGGATTTTATGCTTTTACTACTAATGATAAAGATGAATGTGTTCATATGGTTTATAATCAAGGTATTCAAGATTCAGAGAGAACAACATTTGATACGGATCAGAATGAGGAAATTTCTGGAGAAGTAATGTATCATACATTTTCTATATTAAAGAAATTATGTAAAGATCAAGAATATATCCCTGAAAAATTTTTAAACATGTCTGGTGAAGATTTTGAAGATCTTTCAGAAGATGAAAAGAATGAAGTGTGGGCCCCCTTTTCTAAGCGCCCAAAAAAACCACATTATGGTGTATATTATGTAGTATCAAGTGAAATTGTATGTTTGACATATGGAGAAAAGTATAATTCTAAAGATATGAATTATTTAATATTAACGGGCCCTGGTGGGAAATTACCTGAAAAATATAATAATAAAAATTTATTGTATATTTCTTGGATAGGTGTTAAGAATGTTCATCAAGGTAACGGTTTATGTAAACAATTATTAAAATTCTTTTTATTATTTTTGATTAAAACTCAAGGTATGAAATATTTCGCAATATGGAATGAATCTAGTTCTGGAGATATACCTGGATTACCCGCGTGCTACTGCTACGTGGGTGCTGCGCTTGAGTCATCTTTACTAGTTTTTAATTCAGTTGGAGATCCTTTAACTAGTAGAGAAGAATGTACAGATTTAGTAAGTAGTGATCTACTGGTATATTTTTTTGAAGTTAATAGTACTGATGGCGGCGGAAAAAAAAGAAATATAAAAAGAAAAAAAGAAATCTAAGAGAAAAGCTAAGAGAAAAATTAAGAAATCAAAGAAAACTAAGAAATCAAAGAAATCAAAGAAAACTAAGAAAAGGAAGAATACTAAGAAATTAAAGAAAACTAAGAAAAGAAAATATTAATAATTATCTCTTTGCGTCATTACTTTTAGAAAGCATTTTATTGCGTTATTTAAAGAGATAAATTCTGTAATATTTACTATAAAATGACTCAAATATTTAAACATACAAATCTTAAATTGGATGAATTAACATATAGTAAACCTGAAAAACAGGGGAATTCCTATTATTGTAATATTTATCACGGGAATAATAAACCAGTATATATTCAAACACCTATAATAAGTAATCAATCATCTGGTTCAGATTTAAGGTCAAAAAAGAATATTAAATTAAAGATATTAGGAGAAGATTTTGGTATTTATGATTTCTTTTTAAAGTTAGATGATCATAATGTAACGCGAACATTTAATATGAGTAAAGAATGGTTTGGAAAAGAATTACCATTTGATATAATTGACGGAATGTATCGTCGTGGAACAAAACCATTTACGAAGGGTCAAAATCCATCATTGGATATTAACATACCATTTACTAAAGATAAATGTGAGTGTATATGTTTTGATAAATCAAAAGAATCAATAGAAATAGATGATATTAAAGAAGGCACTGAAATGGTGTGTATTATTCATATAAAAGGATTAAAATTTCTAAAAAAACACTATTATTGCGAATATTTTATTACACAGATAAAAGAATCTGAAATAAAAGAAAAGAAATCATTTTTTGATGATGAAGGTATTACAGATGATTCATTAGAACATTCTTTACCTGATGAAGTAATTGATGAACAGGTAATATTAAATTTAGAAAAAGAAAAATTAGAAAAAGAAAAATTAGAAAAAGAAAAATTAGAAAAAGAAAAAATAAAAGATGAGATATTTATGAAAGAAATAGAATATAGATATTTATCTGATATAATTTCTAAATTAAAAATAGAATTAGAGGATTTAAATAAACAAATAAAATAATTATTCCTTATATTTTTTTTATATTGTAATATATAAAATGGGTTCTGTAGATTTTGAACAAGTTTTAGTTGGACTTGCGTATGCTGTAGCCATATATTTATCTTTAAAGGTAATTCAAAGTAATTATGATATTGGTTTGGGACCGGTATTTCATACATTAGAATCTTTCACTGATTTCACAGCCGCTGAACAGGATACTCAGGGTTATCCAGTTGCTGCTTCTGAGGGAGTAGCGGCGGATGCTGTTCCTCAACAGGTTCAAGGTTTGGGTAGAACACCTTCTTCGTGTTATCCTCAGCAAACTTTAAAAGCCGAAGATTTATTACCGAAAGAAGATAGTCAAGCAATTCAAGAATTTAATGTTGCTAAACCAGTTGGTGAAGGTATTCTAAAAGGTGTGAATTTGTTAGATGCGGGTTATCACGTTGGTGTAAACACTGTTGGACAAAGTTTAAGAAATGCTAACCGTCAATTAAGATCTGAACCTCCGAATCCACAGGTTCAGGTAAGTCCTTTCTTAAATAGTACGATCGGTCCTGATCTTACTAGAAGACCATTAGAAGAAGGCGAGGGCTGTGCAGTAGGTGCACCTGTTCCCGGTGCTTAAATAAAGATTTAAAGTTAAATTATTCTTTTTAATATAAAATGAATTTAGGAAAAACAGAAAAATTTAATGCTGACCCATATAATTCACATAATTTATTAATATCTTATGATGAAATTTGTCATATTTTCAATAAAGTTAATATGAAAGATTTTAAACCAAAAAATATTTATTATTATCAAACCGCCTTTAAACATAAATCTTATTGTTTTATGAAAGATTATGAAGATTATATTAAACCTGATAATTGTTTAGCACTTCAAGATGAAAGTTATGAAAGAAATGAATTTTTAGGTGATTCTTTATTGGGTTGTATGACAGCTGAATATTTATTTCGTAGATTCCCGAATGATGATGAAGGATTCTTAACAAAAATCAAAACAAGGATCGTAAATGGAGAACAATTAGCTTATTTAGCAGATTGTTTAGGATTTAATAAATATCTTATAATTTCAAAACATATCCAAGATAATTGTGATGGAAGAAATAATATTCATATATTAGAAGATTCGTTAGAATCATTTATTGGAGCATTATTTTTAGATACAAATGATTTTATTCTTGTTCAAGAGTTTATAATTAATTTAATAGAAGAATTCTTGGATATACCTCAAATAGTTATGACAGATACAAATTATAAAGATCAAATATTAAGATATTTTGGTCATAATTTTAAAGAATCTCCTAAATATGAACATATTATTACAGAAGATAATACTAATAAAGATTTTCAATGTAAACTATTACATAATACTTGTTGTATATGTATAGGTAATGGTAAAACTAAGAAAAAAGCTGAACAAGACGCAGCATATAAAGCTCTTATTCATTATAACGTTATAACAGAATAAATATTTCTAAAGTAGTATTATAACGATGCCAAAATCTCCCAAACAAAAGAAAATTGTTATTAATGATGAAATTAATAAAGTATTAAAAGACTATTTTAAAGGTGAAATTCAATTTATTACACTAAAAGAATTAGATAAATTATATGATGAAGGAAAAATTGATATTAAACTGAAAAAATTTCTGAAAAAATGTAAACAAGAGCATTCTAAAGAAAGAGCAGGAATTTCATCATATAAAATAGTTTATGAATTATCACATTCATCGGAATCATCACCAATATTAAAAAAGAAAAAAGAAGACAATAAAGACAAGAAAGACAAGAAAGACAAGAAAGACAAGAAAAAGATAATAATAAATGACAAATTAAATAATATAATAAAAGTGCATTTTGATGGGGAAATATCTAAAATATCTCCCAAAGTTTTAAAGACACTCTTAGATGATGAAGTTATTACTGAATCAGATTTTAAGATTTTGAAAAAATGTAAACAAACATATAGTAAATATAAGGGAGACATTGATGATAAAATTGAATTTGTTTTAAAAGATGTTACACCTAAAGAAGAGATTGTAGTTGAGAAAGAAGATGGTTCTCAAATAGTTATATCAGATATTCCGGAAGAAGTAGATAGAGAAGAAGATGCTGATTCAACACCCCTAAGTCCAAAATATACTCAAAATAGTTGGGATAATTCACAATCAAACGAAGATATTCACGATATTGATGATGAAATAGTTGATGAAATAGTTGATGAAGAACCTCAACCGGATATTGGTTTTGAACCTGAACCAATGACTGACTATCTTGCGAAAAATCCAGATGATCCTCATCAGATCGCTGCTGATATTTTATATCAACAAGAATTATCTAAAGAAGAAAAAGAAAAAGAAGAAGAAAAAAAGAAAAAATCTAAAAAAGATAAAATAAATACACAATATATTATTCAGCATAGAAAAGCATTCATAGATTTTATCAATGAAGGATTTTATAAAGATATCTTAAAACAAGTTGATGATAGTGATCTAAATGTTTATCAGATCTTAGTTAAAGAATATCTAAATATAGATTCTCCATATAGAGGATTATTAGTTTATCACGGTTTGGGCACAGGTAAATCTGCTTCAGCTATATCTACAGCTGAAAACTTATCAAAAGATCTAACTGTAAGAACGCTTTTACCAGCTTCATTAGAGAGTGAATTCATAAAAGAAATAAAAAAATGGGGTAAAGATGAATTAGATTTAGAAGGATCTAAATGGTTATTTATTCCTTATGAAAAAATAGAAAGTGATGGTGATTTAAGAAAAATGATTAAAGATGATTATCATTTAGGTTCTGATTCTATAAAAAGAATTTATAATAAAAGTGTTGTAGAAATCAAGAAAAGAATTAAACACGAACTTGTCGGTGTAAGACCAGAAAATGAAGCTAAAATGATTAAACAAGAGTTTGCTAAAATACAAAAAGATGTCATTGAATTAAAAGGATTTTGGATATGTAGTGATAGTGATAAGGCTAAAAATATATCTGAACTTCACGAATATCAACAGATATATTTATCTGAACAAGTTGGTCAGATGATACTATCAAAATATAATTTTATTCATTATAATCCTTTTCCTAAAGTTAAAAATTCTAAATTAGAAATATTTGAAGGTGATGATGAAGTAAATGATATAGATGAAGAAGATTTAAAAGAATTCTTAGAAGAAGATGAAATTAAAGAAATTAAAACAAGGAATAAAAAAATAGTTGAAGAGTTAGATGAAAAATTAAAATATAATGTACGAAATCATAATATACAGTCACCATTTAGAGATGAAGTCATTGTAATCGATGAAGTTCATAATTTTATTCGTAAAATATTAAATAATAGTGGACCATCAAGAACATTTTATGAGTGGATTGTCAATGCCGAAAATATCAAATTAGTATTTTTATCGGGAACTCCGATTATTAATAAACCGTGTGAAATAGCAATTTTATATAATATGTTAAAGGGTATAATTAAGGTTTATACATTTACAATTGAATCTGATGAAGATACAGAAGTAATTACAGAAAAATTAGATGATATTTATTATAATAAACATTCTCCTATAGAATTATTTTATGTTACTAAAAAAGAGGGTAAAATTGTGATTTCATTTACAATGAATTCTAATAATTTTGTTTCTATGCGAAATCCTGATAATAATCTCATTTATACTACTAAAGAAACAGATTATCAATTTAATGAGTTTATTGATACTATTTTTGATGGATTTAAAGATGTCTTTAAAAATTCCAAGATAATACCAAGTAAAAGCGAATGTTTAGATTTAAAACTAGATAAAGAACATACATTAGATACTCAATTAAATATTCCATTTAATCGGAGACAAAAATTATTTGAGATATTTGTAGATAAAAATAAAATAGATTTATCAGAAAATGAAGATTTTATGGATTACTTTTTTGAAGAATCATTTGAAATAAATGATAGGAAAAGGACCCTATTAAGAAGAATGTTAATGGGATTCACATCTTATTATCCGATTGATAGAGGAGCAATTTCATTAATGCCATCAGTTACGCCACCCAAGATACCTCTTAATAAATATCAAGATTACTTAATTGTGAAAGATATCAATATAGTTCCGTGTCATATGAGTAAATTACAATATGATAAATATGTTGATGCCTGGAGAAATGAAAAGAAAAAAGAAATGATCCGCAGAACAAAGAGAGATCTTCACGAAGACGTTCCATCAGATTTTCATATTAGAACCAGACAAACGTGTAATATTGTCTACGAAGATGATGAATTCAGATATGAAAAAAATGATGCTTTAAGTAGTGAATTAAAACATAAAGCATTTGATAAATTATTAGAGAGTAAAAAGTTGAATTTTAAAAATGATTTATTGGATCTTTCACCAAAGATTTATTCAATATTAGAAAATATTAATGAATTTATTGACAATGGTAAGCCGACTGGTAAAGCATTAATATACAGTCAATTTAGGGGTGATGCAGGTTTAGAAGCAGTCGAATTAATATTAAAGAGCAATGGATATTCAAAATATAACCCAGAAGAAGGTATTAAAGATAAAAGATTAAGATATACATTTATAACTGGACAAGAATCGAATAATGAAAGAAAGATTAATAAAGAAGCTTTTAATCTTGAAGAAAATAAATTTGGAGAATATATTCAATTAATTCTCATATCTGAATCAGGTGCTGAAGGTATATCTTTAACTTGTGTCAGACAAGTTCATATATTAGAACCATATTGGAATTTTGTTAGAATTGATCAGGTCTTCGGAAGAGCGATTCGATTAAAATCACACGATTCACTCGAACCTAAACATAGAAATGTTCAGAAATATCTTTATTTAACTTTATTACCACAAGGTTCCACTATTAAAGAGATATATGATTCAATTAAAGGATGGTCTGGTATTCCCGATATAGACTCAAGCGAACTAAAAGAAAAACTTTCACTAAATGCTAATAAAGAAGTAAAAGAAATTATTGAAACAATTCATTCTATCGGCGAAACTACCGATGAAGGAATCTTTGATATAATGGAACGTAAATATAAAGTTTCTCAAAATATTATTTCCGTTATTAAAGAAGCCTCTTTAGATTGCATTCAACATACTCGCGATGATCCAGAATTAAATAATAAATGTATAAGATTCAGTAATTTATTGAAAAATGAAATAGCATATTTTCCGGGTATAAGTTCAGAAGATTTACAAATGATAGATATAAAACAGTTCAATGCAACCTTTCACGAATTTATGACTCCAGATATTCATATATTAGCTGATATAACCGGTGAAAACTATTTATACTACAAAAATAAAGATAAAAATATAGATATAAGATATCTTAGAGAAAATTCTGATATAATCTGTATTTTAAATACTAATAATTTGAATGCTTTTACTTTTTCTCCTAAAGATCACGAATTAAATAATGAATTAGGTAATAAATTTTCTGTTTATCAAGAAATATATGATGTTAGTGAATATTCTGATGAAATATCACAAAAATATCTGCCAAGTTTATCAATGATTAAAAAAAGAGGAGTAATCGCATATAAAATAAAATATAATATGAATGAATTATTATTTTATTCACCTAATGCCGATGATAAATTAAGAAAATTATATCTTTATGATGAATATATGAAATCTGGTTGGTGTCTTAAAGCACTGCTCTTATACAAAAATAATATTTATGAAGAATTTTAGAATTTTAATTATTCATATGATATATGTATTGTATTTTGTTCATTTAAATTTAGTAAATAAAGATCTTTTAATAATAATTTTTCTCCTTCTTTATCAGGTATATATTTAATAATGGTTTTATCACTTTCGTGATTTACTGAATCTATTTTTAATATTTTTGTAAAAGAATTCTTTTTATCAAAATCACAAATACGAATATGATCTCCCATTTGATAATTTTCACAGCGATTTATTATTAATTTATTCATATTTTGATCACTTTCTAATATTTTAAATACATCATTCTTTTCTTCATTTGTTGATACCATATTTGTAAACCGAAAAATTACAATCTCTTCAGATAAAGGAATTCTTTTTTCATAAAAAGGACTATAAATCCCATAAGTTCTGTTTTTCATTATAACATTTGCGATCATTTGTAATTCTATCGGAATATTATTCACATTTAGTATTAAAAGAGGTCCTATAAATAATGATGTTTCATCGATAGGTATTACAACTTTCTCTATGAAAAAAGAATTCTTTTTTGGCTGAGGTAATTTTATTTTATAATGATAACGACAAGAATGTTCTAAATTAATTATACGATTATTTGAATTAATGATTAAATTCGAATCGTTTGATGTTTCACTAGAATCAATATTAATTCGTTTACTATCATTAAAAATTTTATCTCTATCATAAAGATTTGAAACAAAATAATTCACTTGAGAATCTAACAGTTCTTTATTGATATCTTTAATATCATCTGTATTAATTTTCTTAAACGCATTCTTAAAATTCTTTTCATATGCATCATTATATGATTGTATTTTTGTAGGATCAGAATCATATTCTTTTTTAATAATACTGATGATTAATTCATACATATAATTTCTATTTTGTTGTGAATGATATTTATCATATAAAGACATTATGATAAAATTAGAAAAAGATATTTATAAATAAACATAAACTTAATTATAATAATCATTTGTAATTTCTTTTCTTATTTCATTTTCTGATGATTCTGCTTTCTGTTTAGTAGTTCTTGTATCTATATCATTTGGTACAATTAGATTAACTGGTATCAAATTAAATGGAAAAACATCGGGTTTATCTCGAATTGATATTCTTATATCGAATATTCTATAGATATTTTCAGATGTATATGATGCAACTGTCCCATAAGTATTATACCATACAATTAATATTATAATAAAAATAAATAGTAACCATTTAACTATTCTTCCTAATTTTACTCCAGGTGCTATTCCGGTATCCCTGGTTCCATATAATACTGCTATCGCATTTAAAAAGAATACTAATACTCCTAAACTAAATCCTTTCATTTTAGGCTGAGGGAAATTTGAATAAATATAAATCATTAACAAGCTCACAAAAACAACTATAAAATGAACAAATTTCTCTATATTACTACTATTTTTAAATTCATCAATTGGTACTTTCTGATACATTAACATTATAAGAAATAGTATTGTAACTCCTAATGGTGGACCCATACCCGTAATATTTGATACCAAAATAAGAACGAATAAGAATACCACTAATGCAATTAACATTGGTTTCCATTTGTAATTTACAGCTAACCATAAATATAAATAAATAAATAAATAAAAATAGTTATTTAAAGGATTTAGTATTAATTCTCTTTCATCATCATCATTATTGTAATTATGATAATTTTTAATACCAAGAATAACTACAAAATAACTAAAAAATATAACATTAAATATTAATGTATAATTATTCATATATTATAAGAAAATATATTATTAGCCTCCGATAGTTAATTGTTCGGGAGTATTGGGTAATTCAGATCCAGATGATACCATATCTGAATTAGTATTAGGAGCACTACCCATTATTCCACCACCGGGAGCTATAGGTGGTTGAATAGTAGTTGCGGTGGGAACTTGTGGTTGACTTGATTTTGTCTGTTGTGGTGTTCCCATAGTACCTTCTAATCTCATATCTGACCCAGCATCTGTTAAATTAGAGAAATTACTGTATGCAGGTAAAAGAATTCCTTCTTCTACTGGGTGAACCGGAAAGTATTTACCAGTCACTGTTACTCCCTGATTTCTACCAGGAAACAGACCATCAACTATATCTTGTACCGAAGGACACGTTACACTAGGAATTGAAGGACACGAAGGACATTTTGGACAACTTGCGCTATTCCCTTCATTTAATATACAATCGGGGCATTCAGGACATTCCGGACACTGTGTTTCATTCTCAGCACAAACTAAATCTGGACACGCCGGACACTCTTTATTTTCTGGACAAGGTGGACAACTTAAATCTAAATTACCTACTTGATTCTTTAAATCAGTTAATTTATTACTTTCAGAATAAACAAAATAAAGAATAATTGAAGAAAGTATTAAAATAATGAATTGTAATATTGAGATATATGGATCATCGCCAAATACAAATTCTAAATAATTCATTTATATATTAATAGATAAATTAATTATGAAGATTCTATTATATCGGGATGTACAAAACATAATTTACTATATCTTTTCATTGTTTGATCAGTTGGTTTCTCTTCCTTATAATCAGAAAAAGAAACTCCTTTTAACATCTGTTCAATAAAATGCATGCAATAATATCCACAAGCATACTCGTTTTCTTGAAATGATTTTTCATTATGTGATAATACTAAACTTTCCCCCAATACTTCTTCAGATTCTTCTTGGAATCTTTCTGTTAAATCTTTTATCTCTTGGGGCATTTCTTTCGCAAATGAATCTACAAAATACATTCCCGGTTTACCATCTAAATTACTTCCATTCATATCAACAAATAATGCTATCCAATGTAATCCTTCTCCGTCACTTGTATCTGTATTAAATATTATACCTAATTTATTCTTTTTTTTCCTCTTTAATTCAGCTAATGTTAATTTACATAACTCATTATTTACTGAACATTTATGAAAATCAATTGGCGTGGCATCTAAATATTCAAAATCAGAATATGCATTCTCGAACTGTTCCATAACACGATTAATATCAAAATTACTTAACCAAGCTTTTTCATCTTTCTTTATATTATCTGGTAATTCAGGACGGAATGTTTTATCTTGTTCTTTTGAATTCATTAATTTTTTTTCTTTTTTCATTAAACACGCTTCACTACTACAATTATAATCTTCTTGTAATTTAGTTTTCATTGTTTCATATACATCTTCTAAATCGTGATCTGTTTCTTGATATTTATCTTCTTGTTTAGTAAGTTTCCCTGTAATTTCTACCAATGTTTCTGGATCTAAACAAGTGTAACCCAATTGATGCTCTTTTTTTTTAGGAGAACATATTTCTGGGATAAAAAATGGCGTTCCACCTCCTCTTTTTGTCTTTTTCTTTCTAGTCCTTGTTATATTTCTTGTTCTATTTCTTATTATCCGACATCTTTTCTTCTTTCTATCATTTTTTGTTCTTTTTTTATTTTTGTATGTCATATTATAAATTATTTAGAAAATTATTTAAATGTTATCCTTTAATGATTATTATAATCAAAATGAATATAGTAGAACTTAAAAATGAATTCGATAAATTATCATTTAATCTAATTCGCGAATATACTAATCTTGAAAAAAAATATATAGATGAAAAAGACAAAAATACTAAAGATTTAACTCAAGTTAATTCTATTAATGAATCTATGGTTACAACTCTTGAACAAAATGATTTAGAAATTAGTGATTTATATAAACAAATATCTTGTAAAGATCAAATTATTGAAAGTCTAGAAAATGATATTAAAGAATTAAAAATTGAATTAGAAGAAACTAAAAAACAAGAAGATGAAAAAAATCGTTTCAATATGTTAAAAGCTCAATCGGATGAAATAATCGCAAAAAGTAGAGAAATAGAAAGACTTAATAAAATTATTCGTCTTAGAAATGAAAAAGATGAAAAAGATATGAAAATTCAATCTGATTTATCTAAAACTAAATCGGATGAAAAACTTCCTTTAACGGATGATCTTATCATTACACCGTCATTATCCGATGAAGAAAAAAATATAGAAGTTACTATCGAAGATGTTAAAGATGAAATAAATTATGAAAAAGAACTCAATGATGATGAAAAAGAACTCAATGATGATGAAAAAGAACTCAATGATGATGAAAAAGAACTCGATGATGATGAAAAAGAACTCGATGATGATGAAAAAGAACTCGATGATGATGAAAAAGAACTCGATGATGATGAAAAAACCCAAGATATGAGCGATGAAGAAGTAAGTTATTCTGTTATTAAATATAGAAAAGTAGAATATTATATAGATGAATGTATACCTCCAAATGTATTTGAAATAACTGAAGATGAAGATGTGGGAAAAAAATTAGGAACTTGGGAAAAAAATTCTAAAGGAAAAATGACTATTAATAAAAATAAATAAATAATTTTACATATAAGTATCTTTTAAAAACTTCAAAAAAGATTCATATATCTTACTCTTTGTTTGATTGTTAAATATTTCATTAAATTTTTTATTCTTTTCTGTATATAATTTCATTAATTGATAATTAAGATAGTTCTTTTTACATATCGAGGAAGTATGATGCATTTTTTCCGCGACCCGTTCAATACATTCTTTTAATCCTTTTTCTAAATTATCATTTGTATTCTTCTGTAAATATTCAATTAATGTAATATTTGCTGACCAAGTTCTAAAATTCTTGGCCGTTATATTACCAAATTGCTTTAAGTAGTTATTAACATCATTAGCAGTGATATTGTGATAATGATTATTTACACGATAGGTAAATACTCTATCTTTTTTCTGAAGTGTCTTTTTTCGTGTTCTAAGATTTTTACTTAATTTTCTATCTTTTACTCTACATTTATTCTGAACACCCTTTTTACCCTTAAAATCTATTATCACTTGATCCCCCTTCACTTTAACGTGTTCATTATTAATAGTACATATACCATGTGAATTATTTTCCTTTGTATATTTCTCATTTCCAACTCTAAAATTACAATCATTCATTATCTTTAATATCATTGCTACCTGTTTTGTTTTAGAATCTTCAAATGTATACATATCTTTATTTATCCTTTTCATAATACAATCATAATTATTCCCAAACTCTATTAGTTGTTTATACTTCTTTATCGATGATTTCTTGGATACATTCGAATTATAAATATACTGTGGTCTCCCTTTTACATCTTTCCCCTTTGCCAATACTTTACTATTCTTATTTTTATATATTATTACATCATCATATGCTGGTGGTATATATATTCCTTCTAAATATTCTTTAATTTCTCTAACTTTTACTGATCTACCCCTATTATCAGTATATTCATATATATATTTCCCTCTATGTTTTTTAACTATTTTGCGAATTATGTAATCTTTCATACTATACTAGATATTTTCTTTAGAAATTATTACATATCTGAACACTTCAATACACGTTTTGTAGTTTTCTTCCTATGCGTCTTTATAAATTCCAATAATTCATTTGTTTTATCACACTTTTCACTCTCCACCTCTTCAAAGAATTCCTTAAATGTGTTTTCTAAAAATTTATATGTTAATCCTTCACTAACAGAACTCTCTGAACAACCAAAAGATTTTTTAAATTGGGGTATATTAAATGTATGGGTCTCCAAATTATTATCTACTAACATCGGTAATAATGATTCACCTATCATATCTCTCTTCTCTTTATATACCTTAATTTTATTTGATTCTTCTTTAATTTTAGAATCATATTGAATCCACTCAACAATATTCTTCTGAATCTCTTCCATTTAATTATTGATATAAATAAATCTTTATATTTAAAACGAATATCATCATTATACTGATAAACATTATCAAATATAATAAACTAAGACCAATTATATATGGATATATTTTTGTTAATACATTCTCAATTATAGGTTCTAATATATTGTTCTCTATTATACATTTATTTTCTTTTTTATTTAATTCATCTTTCAATTCTGTTAATAATTTATTGATTACTCTTTTTACAGTCATAATATCATTCTTATATTTAATCTATCTTTTAAACCAAATTTGATTTATATAAAGTTTATATAAAGTTTATATAAAGTTAATCTAATATTATTTATCCATAATGGGTATTAAAGGACTAACTTCTCTCATTAAGAAAAATTCTCCTGATGCGATTGAAACTACTAATCTGCATAAAATTAGTGGTTCTAAAGTCGCCATTGACTCTAGTTTATTTCTATACAAAATGCTAACAACTATTAAAATGACCTCTAAAGATGAAGATGGTCAAGAAATAAAGAATGTAAGTCATATCACGGGAATCTTTTACAAAACCATTAATTATCTTGCTGTAAATATTGAACCCATCTATATTTTTGATGGTAAACCACCTTCCGCTAAAGATAGTGTTATTAAAGAACGTAAAGAAAAAGCTCAAAAATCTAAAGAACAAATGCTAACTGCTAACTCACAAGAAGAAAAAGATAAATTTGAAAAACAATCTATTCGTTTAACTAAAGAACATATTGATGATATAAAAAAACTATTAGATCTAATGGGTGTTTCTTATCTTCACGCTAATGGAGAAGCTGAAGCATATGCTAGTGAATTATGTAGAATTGGTTATGTTGATTATGTTGTTACAGAAGATATGGATGCTCTAGCATTTGGAGCTCCTAAAATGATCCGAACAAATCTTGATCGATCTCTAAAAAGAAATGATCTAATCTCTATTATTGATCTTGATAAAATACTCCAAAATATAAATTTATCATATGAAGAATTCCTTGATGTTTGTATTATGTGTGGATGTGATTATTGCTCAAATATCAATCGCATCGGACCAGCTAAATCTCTATCATTTATTAAAGAATTTAAACAAATTGAACAAGTTCTTAAAAATAAATCTCTTGAAATCGATGATGACTATCTACAAAAAGTAATTCATTCTAGAGAATTATTTAAGATGTATCACGGTAATCTTAAAATAAAAGAACTTAATATTCATAATTCTACAATGAATACCGATGAATTAGAAAACTTTCTTGTTAATGAATGTAAAATGAACAAACAACGTGTCCAAAAGCTATAAAAAAAACTATAGATTTGTATAAATGAACAATATAAACAATATGAACGATCTAAATAATGAAAATAATCTATGCGCGATCTGTTTAGAAACTATCAATCCTAATGATTCTTCTCAATCTTATAAAATTGATTGTAATCACGAATTTCATACTGATTGTATTATGAAATGGTTCCGTTTAGGTAACAGTAATTGTCCCCTTTGTAATGATTCACCTAATATTAATACCAGTATTTATACATATACTTCATACGGAACTTCCACATATATAGATGAAAGATATAAAGTAATTAAAAGAATATCCAGAAAAAAAGACGCACCCGATGGATTAAAAAAACAAATCGATAAACTTAAATCATTAGAATTAGAATTAAAAGAAGCAGATAAAACTAGAATTGAGTATCTTAAAAAACCTGAAGTAAAAGAATATAAAAAAACACTGGCCGAAAATAATAGACGTAAATGGAAAAAGAGAAATTCTGTTCATAAACAAAAAATTAAAATAGTATCTCTTTATCCTCAACTCCAACTTTTTCAATCTCACGGAGTTCCTCAAACTTTCCCCATCACCCCTATCACCTTTTAATTAAACCTTAATAAATGTTGATGATTTCATTTGAGGATTATTTTTTTCTATCTGTTTTTGACAACTTTCTTTATTATTAAAAGAACAATTATGACTATGAGGATTAAGATGTTTCTGACAATATTTATTCCCACATTTACAAGTAAAATATATCAATCCTAATTTACTGTTACAACAAGCGCATCGTAACTTCTTTTTCTTTTTTTCTTCTTTCTTTAGATTTATCATATCATTCTTTTCGTTATCCATCTTTTCTTACTCTAATAAATTTTAATAAAAAAAATCTATTTATTTTAATCAAATTTTTTAAACTATACTTTGATAAACATATCATCGATGTGTTCTACAGTTTTCCCTACTTTTTCTCCTAAACCTGACCCATCGATACACCTAAGATCTTCTATCAATTGTTCATATGGTCCCAAATCAAAGATAGGGATTTTTGGATGCTGATATCCATCTTTACCGGGTCCCTGGGGGACTCCTCTATTTCTGTCTTGTATAATTTCATTTTCTTTGTAGAAAAGGAAAAATCTCCCTGGATGTATTCCTTCATACCATTTACTAATATAATCTCTTCTACCACGACCCACGAAGTAGTATGAAGAAGCGCTCGCTTCCCAAGATTTCCATAGATTCTTTACATATTTATATCGGCGACAAACTGGTGGATTGTAAACTTTTACTCTATGTTGGTGTCTTAGTTGTTCTTCTTCGGTACCAAACTTACACCAATCCACTACCTTTTTATGTCTTTCTTCTACTGACCTATATCTCCATTCCTGTTTAAACTTCAGAGTTGAGAAAGTAAGATAGTTCGCTAGAGAACAGTACTTTTCCCTCGCCCCAACTTTATCACTATCGCGAATTTCAAATTTAAATTCCCTGAACTCATTATGAGGAGGCTTTAGTTTTACTAGAGCGGGCGAGTTAGAAACCCAATAAGTCATCGCTTCACCTAGTGTATAGTCTCTATGAGCCTTCTTTGTCATCTTCATCATTCTATTCACAACATCTGATGGTAAACCCCAGGTAAGAAGACACAAGAACACGTTAATGTCCCAAGATGTTAAATAAGGCATTTCTTAGAATAACTGTTCCTTTCGTTTTTACACCTTTTCACATTTCAAACGCCGATTTTTACAATAGAATTAATATTTTCTAAAATATCTGTCCATTCTTTACTTTTATGAAGTATGAATAAATTATCAATTCTATTCTTAACTTCTTCTTTACAATTATACTCTGTTGTTTCAAAATAATTCATACTTGTTTGTATATGTTGATTACATCTAGCAGATTGGAATGATAAATTTTCAGGGTTATTAGAACCTCCTTGATTTAATGAAATAAGATGTCCTATTTCCCATTTAATATAATTTATTTTCCACCCTCCGTTCATTGGAGAGTTCCAAGCACGAGGTAAAGTATCTTGATACTCATAAATCGGTTTATTTCCTTGATTTTCAAAAACTAAATTACCTAATTTTTCAAGCAATTTTATTAACATTTTTTTATTTTTTCCACAAGAACCATAATATTTATACGATGTTTTAGCAAATTGTCTGACCGCTCTTTCTTTATCTTGAATATATCTGTTTGGATTTATCAATAAATTATTACGATGTTCTAATAGAGTTATTTGTTGTTTAGGTTCGTCCATTTTATTTAATGTATAAAATATATCAATTCTAATAAATAAAATCAATTTTTTATAAATCAATTTTTTTATAAAATGGGCGTTTTAAATGAGAAAAGGTGTAAAAGAAACAAAATAAAAAAGAATCAAATTCATTAATCTTTTCTTAAATGAATCATTAAAGATAAAAAACTACTCTCCAATAACTCTGAATAAAACTATGATACGCAACAAAATATGTGAGTTTATCAAGAACATTTTCACTTATATTAATATTATATTTATCACATAATCTTTTTAAAAATGTTTCTTCTTTTATATCTTTATCTTCTTTTTCTTCTTTATTATCTTTATTTTCTTCTCTAATATATTTATTCTCTAATTGAGTTAATACACATTCATTATTATTTATACCCCATTGTGTAATCACAGTTGGCGAAAAAAATAGTAAAAATTTACAATTGGCTTCAGATATCAACCATCCAAAAACCATATATAAATATACTATTAAATGTAATTTATTGATAATATCAGACTTCTTCATCTAATATTTATTCATAAATAAGAATCTTTATATATATATGTTTATCTATAAAAACTGAATCCCCATCCTCTAAACTGACTGGATAATCGCATTCCCCCACCATAAAATATACTATCATCTTTATGTAATTTATTATTATATCCGTTGTATCCACCATTTTGTTCAATTGAGTTACATTCTTTTATTCTTTTCACTAATTCTGCTTTTCTCCCCTTTGTATTTAGATTCATTTGTTTTAAAATTTTCTTTAAATCTGTAACACTTTGTGATTGATAATCTTCATCATCACTATCTTCATCTGATGATGACGATGTTTCATCTTCATCAGACATATTCTCAATATCTATCTCAGTTAGTTTTCTATCTTCTTCTGTATCATCTTCACTATCTTCATCTTCCCCGCCTTCACCACCTTCTTCATCTTGTTTAACAACTACTATCTTTTTATCTGAATGATCTTCATCTTCCTTATTATCATCTTCATTATTATCTTCCTTATTATCTTCCTTATTATCATCTATTTCATCTTTATTTTTAGGTAATACACCTAAATCTTTATCATCTTCTTTATCTTCATCTTTAACAGCTTTTTTTCTTTTAAGATGATCTTTATAAAATTTACTATTATACCAAACAATATCTTCACCATCATATTCACCAACAACATCACCATCTTCAGTCATAATATCATCTGATTCTAAATTATGTAAATATTTAACACCATCATATATAATTGTCTCTTCATCTTCATCTTCTTCATCTGAATTTTCTAATCTCATATCATCATCCGAATCATCCGAATCATCCGAATCATCCGAATCATCCGAATCATCCGAATCATCCGAATCAGCATCATCAAATAATGTATCATCATTAGAATTCTCAAACCATTCTTTTGTTCCCCCTGGATATAATAATACATCCATAAATCCACAACTATATAACATCTCAACTAATTTATCCGATGCATCACATTTATCGTGAGCACAATAAACTATTATAGGTACATCAGTGGATCTATTTTTTGAATCTGCTAAAAACTTCTTTATATCCGGATATTCATCATATCCATCTTTGATAACTTTATTCACAACTGTTTTCATTCTATTTTTTGGAAGATCTTCTAATGTTTTATAATATAAATTTAAACTTCCTGGAATATGTTTTTTTTCATAATCACTTTTAGGCAACGCATTAATAACAACTCTGTTCTTTAATTTTACAACTTCTTTCATATCATCATAAGGAAGCCTACAAATTACCTCTAATGTACCTATTGTTTCTGTCCACGTATTATCTGTCTTTAATACGGAATAATGCACGTGTCGGGGAAATAACTTTCCTTCATCTTTATATACTGTAGGACAATTCAGTGTTAATACCGCATTTCCTTTATCATTTGTCTTTACTAAACCTCTATTATCTTCATTTCCATAACCATTATATGCTTCAGGGGCATCTTTAATTGAATCTAGTTCATCAAATGGTGTTGGATCAGAAGCCCAATAAAACACCCAAGAGTTTTTTTCTTTTATTTTAAGATCAACTTTTAATGCACATCCTTTAATTGGTGGAGTTTCTTCCTTTAATGCTTGAATATTTGGATTATATTTATCTTCACAAGATAAACATTTTGGTAATGAACTATATACACCTTCTTGTTTCATCCATTTAGATACTTTATGAGTATTTCCTTTCACTGAACAAGTTAAACAAGTTCGTTTTGTCGCTTTATTATCACTCATATATTATATGAAATATATAAAATAATCTTACCATTCCACATCTATATGCTTTCTTAAAATTTTCTTACTTTCTTTTATCAATTTTGAATAATCTTTATCTTCTTTAAGTATATTGGCAATATCATTTTCATCACTACATCCTAGACAATTTTTACTTCTTATGAAAAGAGTTCCTTTATCAATCCATTCATCGTGAAGAATAAGAACACAATCATTATAAATTGCCTCTAAAAAGGTGTACTGTGTTCCACCACCATCATTTTTAATAGTAGACATATCTATCATATATTTACATCCCTGTAAGATATCTTTATTTTCATATAATAAAGGATATTCTTTTAGATATTTGCCTTTCCAGTAATCTTTAAAATTTAATTGAGCTAACTTATGATGAACATACAATCTATTCTCAGCACCAAATATTTGTATCTTTTTTTCTTCATCTAATTGTAAATTAGCCTTTAATAATAAGTCTGTATTTTTGTCAAAATCTATTCTTGAAACTGATACACTCTTATAATGAAGAGGTTCTATATTCATTTTTGGATATTCATAAAATGGATGAAGTTTAAATTCTGAGTCTATATTATAAATTTCTTTTAAAAATTTCTTAACTGTTTCTCTAATTGTTAAAATCTTAAAATTATGAATATATTCAAGGATTGGATTTTCTTTACCCCTTAATTCAGTTGGATCGTGAATTACTAAAAGAGTTCCTTTAGGAAAATATGATAAATATTCATAATAATGTTTATCTAATGCTGTAATCATTAAATTTGGTTTTTTTACTAAATCATCTATTGATAAATTCTGATAATGAACATTATAACCATAATTTCTTTTATTCGGTTCAGTTCTCTTACCTATTTTATATAGAGAATAATCATATTTTAAATTTAAATGAGCCGTAAATGTTACCCATCCACCATAGACTGGTTTAGCCATATAAACTAAATTCTTTTTACTGGATTCATCATGATAAGAGTTAATAATATCCATTTTTGAATGAATATCAGATAAAATAAACTTTAATTAGACGAAATTACTTCTTCGCATACTTACGACCAACTTTCATCCACAAAAAGATACTAACAGTGAATCCCAATAAGAAACCTGCAATACATTGATCAGGATGATCGTTCATAAATGGTCTTGTTACTATGGGACCAACAAAAAATGTTAAAATACTATAAATAACCATTATCATATACATTGTAGGATTTGATAAATGAACCATTTATTAGTATCATAGATAATTATTTCCTAGTCGATCTTTTTTTATTTTTCATTCCTTTATTTTTATTTTCTTTTGCTTTACCTCTTTGTTTTGCTTTACCTCTTTGTTTAGCTTTAGCCCCCCCCCTTTTCTTTTTTAAACTCCCCTTATATTCTCTTAAATAGTGTGCTATATGAGATTTAATACTTTCATCTAAATCTTGAATTGGAACCCCCTTCTGAACAGCACTTTTATATGCATGTTCCCAAGTCCTTAATTTTTTTGATTTATTTAGAGATTTTTCTTCTTTATCAGCTTCTTTTATCATTTTTTCAGTCCACGCAAACGCTAAATGATCTATACCAAAACAATCTTCACCCATTACTTCAGCTTCATCTAATAATTCTTCATCATTATCTTTCTTAAAAGAAACATTTTCTTCTTTTAATTTATCTATTAATTGTTTTTGAGTACATCCATCTCTATATAATTTTTTTAATAAATCCTTACATTCTTCTTCAAACTTTTCATCCATTAGATCATACAGATCATAATTAGTCGATGATTCAATTTTAGGTTTGAAGAGATTGTGGGCATATACATCTAAAAATTGTTCTACTCTTTCTTTTTCTATATTTAATGCATTGTGAAAAATTGTTAATTGTGATTGAGTTAAACTCATATATACTAGTAATTTATTTTTTTTTCTTTCTTTTCTTTTTTTCTTCTTCGGATTCTAATGATTCAGGTGAAACAGTTATTTTTTTTAATGTACTTTGATCTTCATCATCTTTTTTAGACATCATATCAGTTAAAAGAATACTTTTAACTTCGTGTTCATAAATATTTGAATTTGGAGAATCTTCTGTTTCATCATTAATTATATCATTTTTCTTAGTATCATTATTCTTAGTATCAATCATCCGAACTAAATCAATATCACCAGTAGTATCTTGTATTAACTCAAAACTGTCTTTAATAGCTTTTTGTTCTTTATGTGATAAGATAGAACTATAAACATCTCTATCAAAAATACTCTCAATTGGTTTCTGAATAACAGTACCCAATCTTTCTCTATCTTCAATAAATGATTTTATTAAACAAGCTCTTTCACCACTTAACATCTTTCTTATCTAATATATATATATATAGATTTTATGTTAAAACAATATCACGAAAAAGATAAAATAGAGATCGGAATTGATGAAGCTGGTCGAGGATGTTTATTCGGACCAGTTTTTGTATCAGGAGTAATATGGCTCGATAAAGATCCGAATGAAACAAAAGAATATATCTTAAAAGATTCAAAAAAATGTTCAGAAAAAAAAAGAACTCTTTTAAGAGAATATATTGAACAAAATGCGATAGCTTATTCAGTTGTTAAAATTACTGAAGAAGAAATAGATAAAACAGATATCTTAAAAGCAACTATGAAAGGTATGCACCAATGTATCGATGAAATTAGATCACAATTAGAAATTGATACTATCTTAGTAGATGGTAATCAGTTTGATATTTATACAGATAAAGATATGAATCTGATTCATCACGAATGTATTATAAATGGTGATAATACATATAAAAGTATCGCTGCTGCTTCTATCTTAGCGAAAACTTATCGCGATGAATATATTCTAAATTTAGTCAAAGAATATCCACAATTAAGCCTATATGCTATACAAAATAATAAAGGTTATGGTACTAAAGATCATATGAATGCTATTAAAGATAATGGTATTACACAATGGCATCGTAAATCTTTTAAACCTTGTTGTAATTATATTTAATCAAAATTAATTAATATATTTTCAGATTTTTTTTCTTTTTTGGGATTTGTAATTTTTATTAACCGATATATTTTCATTTTTTTTCCTTTAAATGATCTATCTTTTGTAACTAAAGTATAATCTTGGGTTTTTAAAAATTGTCTTAATATTGTAATACATTTATTTTCATCAATATTTTCTAAATAAATCCTAGATTTACACGGAATATAATAAGTTTGTAATTTTGTACTTAATTGTTCCATATTTTCAACAGCATTTGAATCTTTTAAAGATTGTTTTGTAAAAAAAGTAGTATCTTCTAAACTTTCAATATTGAATATCTCTAATAATTCTTGTAATATTTTTGAGTCTGGTATAATCTTAAATAATTGATTTTTAGACATTTATTATATATGAGAAAATGTTTTTTTAATTTAAAATATATTTATCTATTATAATTTAATGGAAGAAGAATTAAATGTTTGGGATATAATAGATACATATTTTAGAGATACTCCTAAATATAAATCACTACATCAATTAGATTCATTCAATGAATTCATATTTTCAGAAGTAAATGGTATTAAACATATTATCAAACGAGAAAATCCACTTATTATTTATAAAGATTCTCTTAATTCTAATGCTACATCATATAAATATGAAATGATGATATATTTTGGTGAATCTATCTATTATAATAAAGAAGAATCTACTTTTGGAGAACTAGTTCCCGATATTGAAAATATATTTATATCTTCACCAATTGAGTATCAAGATGGTAAAGGAAAATATATGTATCCCAATGTAGCAAGATTAAAGGGGTATACTTATGGATCAAATATATTTTGTAATATTGGCATAATCTTTAAAAATAATGAAACGGATGAAACGAATGTAATTAATTTCCCTAAAGTAAATTTAGGCACAGTCCCTATTATGATACACTCTAAAATGTGTATTCTTAATAACTTGGATTCTGTCCAGTTAACGAATTTAGGTGAATGTCCATATGATCAAGGTGGTTATTTCATAATTAAAGGAAAAGAAAAAGTTATTATTTCACAAGAAAATAAAATTAATAATATTCTTTATATTCACGAATCACACGAAGATAATGTTGTTTTACAAGCCGTTATTAAATCTGTATCAAAAGAAGGTTTCCAATCTTCACGAACAAATGTTATATCTTTAGCTGAAACAAAAGTATTTACAAATGGAAATCCAAGTCGATTTAGATTTATCGCGAACAGAATATTGATCCGTATCTTGGGTATTGATATTAAAATTCCAATCTTTATCTTATTAAGAGCATTAGGATTTAAAAACGATAAAGAAATATTTTCACATATCATTTATTCAACTGATAATAAAGAAATAAAAGATAATCTTATGAATATCTTAAGATTCTCTGCCAAAGATTCGGAACCAATCTATTCTCAAAAAGACGCTTACAATCTATTAGCGATTCATACTAAGGGTAAAGAAAGAATAAATGTTATAAATATATTAAATAATAATTTACTACCTCATTATGATTCTAATCAAGAAAAAGCATTTTTTATTGCATATTCTGTTCGAAGACTTTTATTAACACATTTAGGCGTTTTACCAAAAACTGATAGAGATTCATATGCTAATAAAAGAGTTGATTTAGCTGGTCCTTTATTATTGGAACTTTATCGTGAATTATGGGGTAATTTTCAGAGAAATGTTTCTTTAACCATTGATAATGAATACAAATTTAATTTTAAAAATGGTGCTGATTTCACTAAAATCATAAATGATGTAAATTATAAGCGTATCTTTAATTGTAAAATTTTGGATAATATAGTTAAATCGTTTGGTTCAGTATTTGGCACAGGTTTATCTGGTAGACAGGGTATTGTTCAGGATTTAAATCGTCTTTCTATGTTAGGGACTTTATCACACATTAGAAGATTATCTTTTCCAATGCCATCTGGATCTAAATCATTGGGACCTCGTAAATTACATAATTCACAATGGGGATTTGTTTGTCCCTCTGAATCACCGGATGGATCAAATGTTGGTATTATTAATCATTTATCAATAGTTGCGAATGTTACATCAAATATTATGACCGATGGAATATTAGAAGCATTGGATTATCTAAATATGATAAGAGTAAAAGATTCTGTTTCTTATGAAATAAATGAATACTGTAAAATTTTTGTAAATGGAAAATGGGCGGGTATACATAATAATCCACCATTACTCTACAAACTTTTAAGATTATTTAAATTAAATAGTATCATAAATATCTTAACATCTATCTCTTGGAATATAGAATTAAATGAATTGCATATCTTTACAGATTCGGGTAGAATTGTTAGACCTGTCTTTGTTTTAAGAGATGATAATTCTAATGATTTATTAAATGGAAATTTAACTCTTATACAGAATTGGAAAAAAAGTATTCACGGTTATCTATATAACATCGATGATATAAATGTTTCATTATATGACAGTAAATTTTATAAAGATATTATTGATGATCTTAAACTAAAAGAAAAAGATTTTATTGGATTCTTAGAAAATCATCAATCCGTAATAGAATATATAGATCCTACCGAAAGCAATACTTTCTTAATCGCTAAAGATTATAGATCGATTGATAAAAATTATACTCACTGTGAAATTCACTCTTCACTAATTTTAAGCGCGGTTGCTCTTAATATACCTTTCCCCGAA